ACAAGCAGACGGTTGAGAATCAACGCTTTGAGATTAACAAGTTCTGTGAGAAGCAGAACATAGTGATTAACGACTGGATAGAAGAAACTATCAGTGGGACAAGGAATTATACAAAGAGACAACTTGGCAAACTACTGAAGAAAGTCAAAAAGGATGACATTATCATCTCTAGTGAACTGTCCCGCCTTGGAAGGAATCTCTTTATGATTATGGAGATATTGAATATCTGCATGACCAAAGAGTGCCGCGTTTGGACTATCAAAGACAACTATCGTCTGGGTGACGATATTCAAAGCAAAGTCCTTGCCTTTGCCTTTGGGCTTTCTGCTGAGATAGAACGTAATCTTATCAGCCAAAGAACCAAAGAGGCTTTGGCGAGGAAGAAAGCGGAGGGAGTTGTTCTTGGTCGCCCAAGAGGAAAGAAAAGTAGCCCCGATAAATACAAGTTGTCATGCAAAGAAGTCCTCATCAAAGAACTTCTAAAAAGCGGCACATCTAAGAGGAAAATAGCGAAGATATGCAAGTGCGACAGGAATACACTTGATAAGTTTATAGCCATAAAAGAATTGGCAGATAACTAATGAGCATGAAGAATCTGTTCGGAGACGACTTCCACCGAATCGAGAGGCCAAAGGCGGTGGGGGGGTACAAGAAGCTGTACGACTACGAGGCGTACATGGCCAAATGGAACACCGAGAAGGCGAAGACCACGGACGACACATACACGCCCGAGGACGTGTACCAGGCCGTGGTGGAGTATGTGGGGAGCAAGGTCAGCCTGGAGGGGAGGCACATCGTGCGTCCCTTCTACCCTGGCGGTGACTACATCAACGAGCCGTACCCCGAAAACGCTATCGTCATCGACAACCCGCCATTCTCCTTGTCGGCGAAGATCGTGCGCTTCTACATGGAGCAGGACATCCCCTTCTTCCTCTTCACAAACGGCATGACAGTCTTCGACCACATCAGCAAAGGAGCCACGGCGGTGGTGGTAGGAGGACAGGGCGTCATCTTCGAGAACGGCGCGGTGGTGAGGTGCAACTTCATCACCAACCTTTTTCCCGACGTGGCGGCCATGACAGCACCGACGCTGAAGGAAGCCATCAAGGCATGCAAGAGCCAGCAGACTCAGCCGAAGGAGTTGGCTAAGTACGCATATCCTGACGAGGTGTTGAGCGTGAGCGACATGCAGACCATCGCCAACGGCGGTGTGTATTTCGACGTGCGCCGTGACGAGTGTGTGGTGGTCAAGAACCTGGACTGCTTTTCCTCCATCCCGGGCGGAAAGTCGCTTTTCGGTGCGCATCTGCTCGTGCCACGGCTCTCGGCAGAGGAGGCACGGCGAAAGGCAGAGGAGGCACGGCGAAAGGCAGAGGAGGCACGGCGAAAGGCAGAGGAGGCACGGACAATACACCTCCAGCTCAGCGAGAGGGAAAGGAAGATGATGGAGAAAGTGAGGAACAAGAAATGACAGCGGAAGAACTGATACGAGAGAACGAGCTCGCGGCCTACCTGGCCGAATACGACGGCGGGGACAAGTACGCCATATCAATGAGGCAGGAGTACGGGGAACCACGGTACCTGTTCCGCGTCGGCGGTGTGGGGTGCATGCCCATGGGCGACGTGTCGGCCATCAAGGCAAAGGCGAAGAACGGAAAGTCCACCCTCATCACGGCTTTCATAGCGGCGGCCATCTGCGGCAGGTGCGGACACATAGAGTGCGTGGCGGATGCGCCCACCGTCCTCTACTTCGACACCGAGCAGAACCCGCACAACACAGCCCGCAACATACGGGCGGCACTGCGCATGTCGGGGCAGGACCCGCACGACGACATCCCGAGGCTCTGGGTGTACAACATCCGCACCATGCCGAAGGAGGAGCGCGTGAAGTACATCGAGCAGAAGATGTTCGACCACGGCCCCGCCATCGTGTTCATCGACGGTCTTCGCGACCTGCTCAACGACTTCAACGACATCGCTGAGAGCGGCCAGCTCATCGAGACCGTGACCCGCTGGTCCACGGAGTACGAGGCGAACATCTGCAACGTGCTGCACGAGAACAAGTCGAAGGAGGACACGAACATGAGGGGACACCTGGGCACGGAGCTGGTGAACAAGTGCGCCGACGTATGGCAGGTGACGAAGGATGCGAAGGACAAGACACGCTTCACGGTGGAGCAGACAGAGAGCAGAAACGCCCCCGTTGACGACTTCGCCATGAAGAGGGAGGACGACGGCACCATCACCATAGATCCGGGAGCGGAGAAGGGTGTCATCTATGACAGGTCAGCGTTCGAGGCAATATTCCAGCATCATGGCTCGCGGAGATACAACGACCTCAAGGCCGAGTACGCGGAATTGACCAGCGTGGTGGAGAGGACAGCGCGCCGACACATTGACGCGGCACTTGCCGACGGATTCATAGACAGGAACAACGGCCTTTACTACATCAAGAGAAGCGAAGAAAATGAAGACAAGGGCAATTAGGGACACAAGGGACATTCAGGGACATGTCCCCATGACCCGTCAAAGGTCTGGAGTAAGGGACACAAGGGGACACACATACCTATAGGTATGTGTCCCCAATGTCCCTGCCCATGACCCCGCCACTTTGCCCCTTTGCAAAATGTAAAATATTTTCATCATGGACAACCACATAAACATACTCAACGCCATAAACACCATGAGAGGCCGAAATATTATGGCCGTTACCCTGGCGAGAATCATCGCCGAGACCGACATGACGAAACTCGGGAACCTCACGCCTACCATGACACGATACATGATAGGGGCGACCACCTCGGGCGATGCCCTGCTCTGGCACATCGACAACACCGGCCAAGTCCAGAAAGGATACACCGCCACCGTTGAGGCGACAGACGGGACACTCTACGGCAAGTACACCGGCTCCATCACCGCCATGCTCCAGAAGGCGGGACTGCTCGACGCTCTCTACGAGCCTCGGCCTACCCTCTTCGGACAGCACCTCATCTACGGCAACAAGAAGCCCGTGCACATCTTCACAGACGCGCTGACCGCCATATACATGGCCACGATGGACAGCAATGCCGTGTACCTCGCCGGCACCGCCGACGACATCCCCGACAACTGTGCAGCCTATCTTCACAACAGGAGCGTCACCCTGCACGGCTTCCCCGATGACACGGCCAAGAAGTTCGAGGGGATGAAGGTGCGCATGTGCGAGCCGCTGACCATCGAGGTCAAGCCGTGGAAGGAGACACGCACGGCACGATGGGAGAAGAACGAGAAGGAGTTGCAGGAACTCGCCATGAAGGTGGAGCCGGTGAGGAAGTACCTCATGGAGGCAGCGCACCGCCACTACATGGAGACCAACGAGAGCTACGCCGCCCTCGTCCGCAAACTAAATCTTGAAATCGTCGGCTAATTAGGAGGGACACGATGAAGAAGGAAGAGGACAAGAAGCTGATCCTGATGCAGTGCCGGGTGACAAGGGACACCGCCGACAGGGTTGACCGCATCTGCAAGCGGTGCGGGATAGCGTCGCGCTACGAGCTCATGGGCTACCTGCTCTCGTGCTTCATGCGATACGCCGACCCTCAGACGGAGACGGACAGGACAAGCGACATCATGGAGCTGGGTCGCATCTTCGACGGGTACGACGACCCGCAGGCGCGCATCGTCACCGTCGGCACCACAAAGGGAATGCAGGTGGCCACCACCGTCCGATACCTCGCACAGAAGGGGAAGAAGGCGCGCGCCGCCATGATGTACGACCACACCACGGGCATGGAGACAAGCAACACCCTCGACATCCTCGACACCACCATCCGCGCCCTGTTCCCGTCTCTTCACCGTCGGCTTGAGGACATCGCGCGGCATCTTGGTGTGACCACCGATAAGGAGGTCATCGAGGAACTGGCCAACGGCGTGGACGGCATTGATGACACGTGGCACACCATCAGCACGGAGATGGAAGAGAACATGAACAACATCACCTACGGACGTGTGCCGAAGCGGACACGAACGCCAAACACGGAGGAGGAATGAGCAGGAGCGCGACATACATACGCCTCATCAGCACGAGCCGATGGCAGAAGCTTCGCCGCGCCAAGATTGCGGACCAGCCCTTCTGCGAGAGGTGCCAGGAGAGAGGAAGATGGGAACCGGCAACGGAGGTCCACCACATCGTGCCCTGTGAGACCGCCCGCACGGAAGAGGAGATGGCACGCCTCATGTTCGACCCCTCCAACCTCATGAGCCTGTGCCACGACTGCCATACCATCATCCACACCGAGAGTGGCTCACGCAAGCGCAAGGGAGTGACAGGCAGGGAGAGGGAACGGCAGCACAACGACGCGCTGATGGAACGCTTCAAGCGCAAGTTCGGCGGGGAGGGCGAGGGGTGAGCGGCCCCCGGGGGGTGCAAATTTTTTTGAGGGGTCCATGGCTCTCACATCCCATGAGCCCTCACGTGAGATATTTATGAAGAAAAACCAAAAACTTTGAACCTATGCAGGACAAGATCAGGAAAATCAGGGAAAGCCTGGAAAACATCGGGGCGTATTCGACCTCGCTGGACATACAGATCCAGAGCCTCGCCTGTGCGTGGGACTCACTCGAGAAGGCACACGCCGAGGCATCGAAACTGAAGAAGACCACAATCGTGGAGCAGGGAAGGTTCGGTAAGAAGGTCGTGCCTCATCCCGTTTACAAGATCATGCGTGACGCTGAGATGAGCATCACGAAACAGATGAAGGCTCTCGGTCTGACGTTCGCCGACATCGTGGGCGAGACCGTGCCCCCCGAGGAGAGTGACATGACGGCCGACATCATGGCCAGCCTCAACAAGTGACGTTATGGAGGAGTGGCAGAGCAAGGAGTTCAAGAAGGCGAAGGCCGGCGAGCTGGCTGCTACCGACCTGAGCGTGCTCAGCCTGGGCAGTATAGACCCGAGGCTGGAGCAGTACGTCCGTGGCGTGGCCGATGATCCGGACGGTCACAACCTGTTCGAGATACTGGCCGTGCAGAAGTTCATCCGGCTGATGGGGCAGTACCGCTTCGACGCTGGCAAGGTGCGCGAGTTCGCCAGGTTCTACGAGCGTCTCAAGTTCTCAGGGCTTCACGGTCGCAGGTGCTACAAGCTGACCCCCGTGCAATACTTCCAGTTCGCCAGCATCCTCGGTTTCGTGCGCCGTGATGGCTACAGGCTGGTGCGCAACGCCATCCTGTTCGTGCCTCGCAAGTTCAGCAAGACAACGAGCACCGCCAGCCTCGCGACCTACGAGCTCTATGCCGGTGACGCTAACGCGCAGGCCTATTGTGCCGCCAACGCCTACAAGCAGGCGCAGATCTGCTTCAAGGAGATTTCCAAGATAACGAGACAGACCGACCCCAAGCACAAGTATTTCAAGGCCACGCGCGAGACGTTGAAGTGGGTGGACGGAAACCCCTGGGGGAAGGAGAGCTTCGTCGAGTGCCTGACTGGTGGAGGCGGCACCAAGGACGGCTTGTCGGCTTCCCTGGTCATCTTCGATGAGTACGCCGCAGCCAAGTATGTGGCGGGGCACAGCGACAGTGCGGAGCTCATGCAGGTGCTTCGCTCTTCCATGGGTACGAGGCGCGAGCCGTTGACGGTCATCATCACCACCGCCAGCCGTGTGGTGGCTGGTCCCTTCGAGGTCGAGCTGGACAACGCAAAGAAGACGCTTTTGGGCGAGATAGACAACGATGCAGAGTTCGCCCACATCTTCCAGCCTGACGCGTGGGAGATGGACGACGAACACATCGGCATGCCGTCGGTGTGGCGCAAGTGCAACCCACACATCGGCATCACCATACACGATGAATTCTACGGCGAGCAGTACGAGGCCGCCCTCAATGACCCCGACAAGATGATAGAGTTTAAGACGAAACTCCTTAACATTTTCGTGGCCGGGAACGTGCAGGCGTGGATGCCGCTGAGCATCACCAAACACCTCGTCACGGATAAGGGAGTGCGCCGGGGCCTCGAAGGCATGCCGTGCATGGTGGCTCTCGACCTCTCCGTGTCGGATGACTTCTCCGTCGCTGTCTATAATTGCTACGACGATGAGACTGAGACCTTCCACATCGACCTCGACTGCTACATCCCTGAGGAGACCCTCCGCACCCATCCCAACCGCCGCCTATACCGGCGTTGGGTGGATGACGGGTGGATGCGTGTGTGTCATGGGAAGATCATCGACGGGGACCGGATAGCAGAGGACATCATGGACGCTGCCGACCATGTGGACATTCAGGGCATCGGCTACGACGCATATAAGAACGCCCTCGTCATCAATCCGCTGCGTGCCGCCATCGGTCCAGTGGCCGACAGGATACTGAAGGCCGTGCCCCAGACGCAGGCCAACTTCACCAATCCCGTCGAGGTGTTCGAGATGCTGGCCAAGTGCGACCGCCCCAAGGTGTTCTTCTCGCAGAACCCCATCCTCCCCTACTGCTTCGCCAACGCCTACATCGACACCGACACGATGGGCAACAAGAAACCGTACAAGATGAAGGCGAACCTGAAGATAGACGCATGTATCGGCACGCTGATGACGTTCTGGCTGTGGAACAGGACGTGAAAAGTAAGCGAAACGGCCTTTTCTCTTGATAAAGTAAAAAAGCGAAAATTATGTTTGAAGACCTTTTCGGTTTTAGGATAGTACGCCGTGAGGACGACACACAGGCACAGCAGGGATCGTCGGGTGCTGACGGAGTGACCAACACAGGGCGCACCGTCCACCTGTATGGGAGCGAGTGCCTGACGGTGTCGGCAGTGTACCGCGCCGTGGACCTCATCTCCTCGGGTGTGGCCTCGCTGAAGCTGGAGCGCAAGAGGTGGAACCGCGTGAAGAAGTGTTTCGTCCTAGATGAGACGACAGACGGACGGTGGGAGAACTACCTCCTCAACGTGAAGCCCAACGACTATCAGAATGCCTTCGTTTTCTGGAAGGGAGTGGTTACACAGCGTCTGCTCAACGGCAACGCCTACGTCCTGCCCATGTGGCGTGACGGCTACATCGAGAAGCTCATCCTCCTCCGTTCCAACGCTGTGTCCTACGACTACCTGACCAACACCTACAACGTGACCGCCGAGGAGTACGGCATCAGCGGCGAGACCTACCCCGCCCGCTCTATCTGGCACTTCAAGAACCTGAGCGTGGACGGCGGTCTGACCGGCATCAGCACCATCGCATACGCCGCCCGCACCATCGACGTGTCGGCCACCGGTGAGAGCGAGACCCTCAACCGCTTCGCCTCTGGTGGTAGCTTCCACGCCATCCTCCAAAACAACACCGCAAGCGTCGGCATCGGCAAGTACAAGGACAAGAGCCTGAAAGCTCTCTCCAAGGATTTGCAGGAAGCCGTGAACAAAGGGAGCAACATTCTTGTCGTCCCCGGTGACGGCAAGCTGACACCGTACACGATGACCAGTGCCGACCTTCAGTTCCTGGAGAGCAGAAAGCTGACCGTGCGAGACATCGCCCGATTCTTCAACGTGCCCGCCGCCCTCCTGATGGACGACAGCGGCAGCAACTACAACACGATGGAGCAGGCGAACATCGCCTTCTACTCGCAAGCCCTTCGCCCTATCCTGTGCGACATCGTTGGCGAGATCACTGGCAAGAGACTAACCGAGCGCACCGCATACGAGGTGAAGTACACGCACGACGTGTCGGGCATATACACCACCGACCTCAAGAGCCGCATCGACTACGAGAAGGGGCTCCTTGAGACAGGACAGGCGACCGTGAACGACCTCCGAAGGAGGAACGACACCGCGCCAGTGGAAGGCGGCGACACCGTCTATATGTCGGTGCAGGTACAGCCACTTAACCAACAGCAACAAGAACCACAGGAAGGAGGTGAGTCATGACATACATCACACTCGAAGAGCTGAAGCAACAGGCGAGAGTCGAAGACAACCTCTCCGATTCCCTACTGACCATCTACGGCAACGCAGCTGAGAACGCAGTCATCACCGAGACGCGATGGACAGCCGAGGAACTGCTCGAGATGGGAAACGGCACCATGCCAGCCGAACTGAAGGTGGTGATGCTGATGACAGCCGCCCACTGGTACCGCTGCCGTGAGAGTGTGTCGAGCATCGCCTCGACCGCCATCCCATACGCCTACGAGTATCTCGTTAAACCTTTTGTGAAGCTCAGCGACAGGGAGGAGGTGGGCGAATGATTGCAAGCGGGACCATGGATGAGCGCGTCGGCATCCAGAAGCCGACCATGACACGTGGAGCGTCGGGCTCGCAGGTCATCACCTTCGCCAGCATCGGCTCCAGGTGGGCATCGGTCAAGTACCTGAAGGGGGCGCGCGCTTTGTCGTCGGGTGAGATGCTGATGACAGGCACCATCAGCGTGACCATGCGCTCCATGGCCGAGCTGACCGACGACTGCCGTCTCGTATGGAACGACAAGACCTACCGCATCACGAGCCTCAACAGGTCACGGAGCGAGGGCACGGTGAGCATCCTGGCAGAAGTAATAGACATCAATAACGAATGAGCATGGCAGACTCTAAGGACTTGACCGTTTCGCAGGTCATCATCAAGATTGACACCAGCCAAGCCGACGCGAAGGTGCGTGAGCTCATGCAGTTCTTCCAAAAGAAGCGCAAGTATATCCGCCGCATTATGGCCGGTCCTATAGCCAACGCAAAGAAGAAGGTGCAGGTGGCCGCAAGGGGTGCGATGAGGTCAGACCCCCGCCAAGCATACAAGGCCGTGCGTGGCTATGTGTGGAAGCGCGGTGACATCGGCATGAGCGTCAGCATCATGGACGGGAAGAAGAGAGGCGGCAAGACGTACAGCCGTGTCCGCAAGATACACCGCCCCATCAAGGAGCGCACCCTCCAGATCGATAGTTACATGGGAGCCGACCGCGGATTCGTCCTCCGAGCCCTGGACCAGGGCCACGGCAACATCGTGACAAAGCTGAAGACAGGAGGAGTGGGAAAGCTGCCGATGCTCCCCGCTAAAAGGTTCTTCGCACGAGCCGCTGAGCCAGCCGTGAGCGAGGCCGCTGAAGAGGTCGCCCGCCGCATATCCATCCTCATCAAGGAGGTGAGCGAAGGCAAAAAGTAAGCGAAACAAAGTTTTTCAACGAATAGTAAAAAAGCATGGACAACGAAATCAGACACACCGACGAACAGTTCCTCCTTCGCGAAGAGGAGAACGGAAGCGTCATCGAGGGCTACGCCATCGTGTTCGGGCAGGAGTCACGGCTTCTGCTCGACGAGGGCAAGATAGTCCGCGAAATCATCATGCCGGGGGCGGTGACACGTGAGCTCATCGACAAGAGCGACATCACGATGACCCTCTTCCACAACCGTGAGAGCCTCCTCGCCCGCAGCGTGAACGGTGTCGGCACTCTCAGCCTTGACATCGACGACCACGGAGTGAAGTTCGCATTCGTGGTGCCGAACACCCCCGACGGCATGAAAGCCAGGGAACTGGTGAAGAGGCAAGACCTCAGAGGCTGTTCCTTCTCGTACTACAGCCGCCCGTTGAGCGTCGAGTACAAGAGGGAAGGAAAGGAGACCATCCGCATGGTTAACAAAGTCGATTACCTCTCAGAACTGACCATAGGCAGCCAGCCAGCCTACACACAGACGAGCGTCAGCCTACGCGAGGGCGTGGAAGAAGCAGAGAAGCCGAAGGAAGAGGAAGCGCCCGTCAACAACTACCGCGAGCAGGTGCGGACCATACGAAAGATTGCAAAATAACAATATTAACCAAAAAAACAGGATTGAATATGTTCATAGACAAGCAAGTTTCGGTTGAGCAGTACATCAACCGCCGCGAGGAGATCAACACTCGCCTCAACGAGATTGCCGACCTCATGGAAGCCGAGAAGCGCGAGGCATCTGCCTCCGAACTCGCAGAGATTGAGAACCTGAAGCGCGAGAAGAGCGTCATCGACCTGAAGATTTCGGGTGCCGACAGCCGTGGCAACGTGACCATCACAGCCCGCGAGCTGGCCTTCGACGCTTACCTCCGCAAAGTCCTCGACAGCAGAACGGTGCAGGAAGAGAACCTGAAGCGCGAGGCTCTCTACATCACCACATCCACCACCAACGTCAACGGCATGATTCCCGTGACCATCAACAAGATCACCGAACCCCTTGAGGAAGGCCTCATCCTTGACAAGGTAGGTCTGCCCCTCCTCACTGGTCTGAGCGGTTCCTACCTCTGGCCAGTCGGTGGCAACGCCGTGGAGGCTACCATCGCAGGCGAGGCCGTCGAGCTTCAGGACGCTGAGCTGACCTTCGGCAAGGTGACTCCTGTCCCCACTCGTGTCGGCATCACCGTCAACATCACCCACCAGACCATCACACAGACCGAGGGCGTGGCCTACGAATATGTGATGCGCCAGATTCCACAGGCCATCAAGCGCACACTCAACGCCGCAATGTTCAACACCGCAGCCGGCACAACCTACGGAGGAGTGCAGGGCCCATTCCAGGCTCCAGCCGCCGCAACAGGTGGAGCCGCCAGCACAGTGGCAGCACTCAACACCAAGGCCAAGATGAAGGCCTGCTACAAGATCACCGCCGCAGGCTCCATCCCAACCTACGCAGAGCTGAAGGCCCTGAAGGGTGTCGTTCTCGTGAAGGGTGTGCCAGCTGAGCATCTCGCCTACGTGATGGACGCTTACACAGCCTCCGTCCTCGAGGCTACAAGCAAGGACTCAGGTTCTGGCCAGATGATCATTCAGAACGGTACCATCGACGGCATCCCCGTGTACACCACCAACTACATCAACAACGCCACCAAGTGCTACGTGGGCTTCGGTAACTTCGCCTACGAGCCACTCCAGGGCTTCGGTGCCATGCGTTTCGTTGTTGACCCGTATACCGGTGCAACAAGGGATGTGGTTCGCCTGACTCTGAACAGCGACTGGGCAGCTAACTGCCTCAAGCCGGAAGCCTTCGCTGTCATCGAGCTCGCCACTTCATAGCAGTCTTTCAAAGTATCACGTTTTCAAGGGAAGGGAGGACGGACACACCGCCTCCCTTTTTGTTTTCATAGATTATGGCAACATCAGACATCATAACTCGCGCGAAGATTGAGAGCGAGCAGTGGACGCGTGGCATGCGCGGCATGCAGGCAGATCTCGACAAGTTCCGCTCGAAGTCCAAGGGCATGACGAGCGATGGATTGTCCATGAGCAAGATGCTCGGCACCCTCACATCAGGCTTAGGCAAGGTTGCGGGGGCTTTCGGCGTCGGCCTCACCGCCGTGGAGGCATTCAACAGGACCATCGGCGCGAGCGAGCAGCTGACCGATGCGATGGGTGCGACCATGGAGCAGGTCAACTCTGTCGTCGATTCCTTTTTCATCGCCATCGCCAACGCCGACTTCTCCAACTTCATCAACGGGCTCGACGACATCACCCGCCGCGCCCGTGACGCATACAACGCTGTGGATGACCTCGGCACCCTGAAAATGTTCCAGAGTCCTCAGACCGCCCGCATCAACGCCGACATAGCTGAGCAGCGTGCTATTCTCCGCAACCCCGACGCCACGTTAGGACAGAAGGAGGCGGCCAAGGCACGGCTCGAGAAGCTGACAGGCGAGATGTACGACATGTCGGCCGAATTGCAGCGGTATGCCATTGACGCCTTCAAGAACTCCATCCGCAACAGCATCGGCAAGAACGCCGCTGGTGTGACGGACGCTGACATTGACCGTTTTGTCAGGACGAACCTATCGAGCATGCAGGCGTTCAACAACATGAAGCGCCGCCTCGCGTTTTATGAAGAACAGATCCGCAAGAACCAGGTGGAGGGCAGCAGGTCGTTCACCACATCGGGCGGTGGAAGCCTGAGCTTTACTGAGTATGTTGACACGGACGAGAGCAAGAGGTGGAAAAACCTCCTTGATTACCGCCTCGCCAAGTCCGCGGCAACCATGTCAGAGACGGAAATCGAGAAAGCATTCCAGTATCTGACAGAGGCAGAGAACGCTCGTGGAAGCGCAGCCAACACCGCCGCCAGCGCATACCGTCTCATGAACACCAAGACAGGGCCAACAGTGCGCACGCCCAAGACCAAGCCTGAGGCTTCCGTCCCTGGCTACGTCGGTCTCCCCGACTACGACGCCATCCGCGCGAGGCTGAAAGCAGAGACCGCGAAAGCCTTCAAGGACGGCATGGAGGAAAGCTCGCGCAACATACCTGCCATGCAGATATGGCAGCCCGAACAGTTCCAGGTCTCCGACGATGTGTTGGAGCGCATGCGCCAGAAACAGGAGCTATACGCATCGACCACGGCCAAGGTGCAACAGCTCCAACAGGCTCTCCAATACGCCTCCGAGGCAGAGCGTCCCCTCATCGAGCAGAACATCAACGTCCTGCGAAATATGGCAGAGTACGCTGACCCAGCCGCCGCCAGCATCGAGCGTTTCACCGAGCAGGCAGAAAGCCTGAACGCAGTCGCCAGTGCAATATCCTCAGTCGGTGACGCCTTCGGCAGCATGGGCAACAAGACGATGGCAGCTGTCGGGCGCATATCGGGCTCCATTGCCAGCCTCATCGGTACGTACCTCTCACTCAAGGCCGCCGCCCTGAAAGCAGGCGTGGCCAACGCCGCAGCCCTACCCCCTCCATACAACATCGTCATGATTGCCTCCGTGGTCGCCGCTGTCGCGTCGGCGATGTCAACCATATCGAGCTTCGCCCAGGGCGGCATCGTCGGCGGTGCTGATTTCCGCGACGGCATCAGCGCGCGGGTATCGTCAGGAGAGATGATCATCAACGAGGCAGACCAGCGCAGGCTGTTCGACACCATCCACAGCGGTGGTGGCGGTGGTGGCGGTGGCAACAGTTACATCAGCGGCGAGCAGATAGTGACGGTCGTCAACGCTTACGGCAGGAGGACCGGCCGCGGCGAGCTGATTAAGTAAGCGAAACGCCCGAAACTGCCGAATTATAAAAAGCGAAGAAAAATGAGCCTACTCATCGGCACGAACATAAGGGCCACGCTGCTCTCCACCCCTGTCATCACCTCGTTAGTGGGCGAGAGGGTGTTCCCCCTCGCCTACCTCTACTCACAGGGTGAGACGGTGCGCTATCCGTTCATCATCTACGACGGCCTGAACATCATGGGGGCGCGCACAAAGGACGGAGACATCACCGAGACCACGTCCATCACCGTGACCGCAGTGGCAAAAACCTACGACGAGGCCGTTGACCTTGCCAACAAGGCGCGCCACGTCCTGACCTACCTCACGCCAACCAACACTCCAGACGTGACCATCACTGGCATATCGGCCACAGGTTCCAACGCCTACTACGACGATGCCAACGAGTGCGCCGTGGTGTCCGTGACCTACGACGTTGAGAGCGTCGAGACGGTCGAGTACGATTTCCAACAATAATAAAAAATACGAAAAATGGCAACTTACAAAGCAACCCAACTCCGTGGCCGACAGTTGATGGTCTTCATCAGCAACGGCCAGACCACCCTGCCCGTGGCCCTCTCGACGAACTGCACCATCACCATGAATGCCGAGACAACGGACAGCAAGACCAAGGATGACGGGATTTTCTCCGCCTCCAACATCTCAGGCATCACGTGGGAGATCACGAATGAGAGCCTCCACACCGTTGAATCACGCACCATCGACTGGACCTATGACGCCCTGTTCGAGAAGATGACCGAGGCCCAGCCCGTTGATGTCGTGTTCGGCGTGCCGACCAACGCCAACACAACGGGAGTGCCAGAAGCCGGATGGACAAGCCCAGGGACCTACACCGGCAAGGCCCTCATCACCTCTCTCGAACTCAACGGTCCTGTTGACGGTGACGCGACCGTGAGCCTCAGCCTGAGCGGCTACGGCCCGCTGACCAAGGCGTAACATGTTTTTTTCATCTGATGTGAAATCCAGGGGGAGCCTGCCGCAGTGTCGGCTCCCCCTTTCCAAAAAACGACTATTATGCAGGTCAGAATCCTAAAAAAAACATACAACTTCGAGTTCGACAGCCTCCTCGGTCCCCTGTACCTGTTCCAGACAACGACAGGGCGTGTGTACGAGGGCGGCAGTGTCTATGACCTCTACATCGTGTTCTACGCCATCCTCCACCTCTGCAACGAGGGGCTGACGCTGACCTTCGACGAGTTCTGCCACGCCCTCAACGACCAGAAGCTCCTGACAAGGATCCAGGACTACTACATCAAGCGGGTGAAGGCACTGAGCGACATTGCCGAAGAAGAGAACGGTGAACAGCCAGAGGACGACGATGATAAAAAAAAAGGCTGACCCCCCGCCAGCTCTACCAGCGCATCGTGGGCGAGGGTGGCTGCCATCCCGCCTACTTTCTGCGTCACATGACATTCGGTGAGGCCTACGACTACATCAAGGGGCAGGACAGACGGAGCAGACAGCAGTGGGAGATGACCCGCATCCTCGCAAAGGTGCTGCACAAGGTCGAGACGGGGAAGAACATGCGGATGGACTTCCCCTGGGACGACGAGAACGAGGAAGACAACGAAGAACGCAAGCCCGCCACTAAGGAGGAGCTTGATGCCCTGAACGACAAGGCGCGGGCGATAGCCAAGGAAATGAGCAAGAACAGACATGACACAGTACGAGATACCATTCAAGAGCGTTGACGGTCGTGACTGCCTCGTTGAGGTCAGTCTCCCCAACTATTCCGTCATCCCCATCCGCCTCACAGGCACGGACAACCCGTTCACCACTTCGCTGGACGACAGTGACGACCTCTTCTCGCCCGTCCGCCGCAGCACTGGCTATATCCGCATCCTCGACACAGGCACCTGCCCCGACATCATCCCCACTTCCCCGAAGCTCAGGGGTGTGAGGCTGACCGTTGACGGAACGCTCATGTGGCAGGGCTGGCTGAAGCCCGAGACGTACAAGGCGCAGTGGGACTACCTCCCAACTTTGGAGATACCCGTCGTCAGCGGGCTCGGTGTCCTCGACTCCCTTCCCCTACTACAGGAGGACGTGACACTTTCGACGGGCCAGACCATGCCCGTGGCGTACGGAAGCGTGAGAATAGCGAGGCTCATCCTTGAGGCCATCCATCTGATGGGGACGAACATCACCCGCGTTGAGTTCCCGAACGCCGTAAGGACAAGCGACGGATGGGGGGCAATGGGCTATCGGCTCAGCCGTTACAACTATTTCCATGCAAACAATGACACAGACCACTCTGCACAAGACTGGACGCCAATCGTCAGCGTGTCCGCGCTGGAGATGCTCGAGGACATCTGCACCTTCTTCGGGTGGACTGCAATGGAACACAAGACCGCGCTGCTCTTCGTCGAGGCAGGATGCACGGACTATGTGACGGCAGACATTAACGACTTCGCATCCTATGCCCTTGAGCTGTCAACGCCCGACCTTGCTGCTGTTCAGCTTCAGTCGCTGACACTGGACGATTACACTTTAGCTGGCGCGAGGAACACCGTCGAGCATTTGCAGGGCGCGCGGAAGGTGACCGTGGAAGCGAACAGCGCGGATGTTTCTGACATCATCAGCATCGGCGAGAAAGACCTTGAAATAGTGTCTTACCAGTTTTCCGTCTTTTTCACAAGGTCGGTATTTTTCAAGGCTTTGAAATCGAACACTCCCCTTATAGAGATACACGGTTACACCACGGCGAACGGTGGCACGACATGGCAGGAGACAGACATAACGGCGGCGAACTGCATGACAACGGCTGGTGCTGTGGTCGCCGCTTATGACAATAGAAACATTGACGAGGAGAATATGAACGAAGACACTGGTCTGTTTCTCAAGAAGACAGCCGTGGTCGGTTCGTCCTCCTATGCTCCATCGGAGGCTCAGTCGCTCAACATGCCAGCGGTTGTCATCAAGGCACCGGGCAAGGCTGCATGCTGGAGTACGGGTTATCTGTGCATCAGCGCAACGGCAGAGAGTTGCAAGGCTGACTTCTCAGACCACTCTGGCACACTCAACGGCAAGGGCTGGGTGAAGGCTATGCTTCAGTGCGGCGACCTGTACTACGGCGACGACGGATGGGGAACTACCCCGCGCTATTTCAAGTTCCAGATAAAGAAGTCGGACGACACAGACGGCACTGATGGGGACGGTGCCATCGTAAACCAGAAGCGCACGAGGATAGACTGCGAATCTTGCTCTGGCTGGCTGTTGCGTTTGGAAACCGTTGATGAACATGGATACATCCACCCGCTGTCACCGCTCCCAGATGGTGACGTTGTTCTCACTATACCGACGCTGGTACAGACAGAGACGGACGGTGGCAACGGCGACTATGACGACCTTATCCTCCGCGATTTCCGCATTGAGTACAAGGCTCCGATTTCGCGATATTACCTCGACGACTCCACCCGCCGTTATTCAGTGTTCACGGGCATCGAAGGCGAGGACGTGAGAGTCAGCACCAATATAACATCTGCCGACAGAACACGACCAGGTTTCGGCATTCTCCGTGACGGTTCCAAGGAGGACGTGACGACCATGACCTATGCAAACGGAGTGACAGAACGCCCAGAGGTGCACCTCGTAGGCCGGATGGCCAACCACTATGCATCCACCCGCGAGAAACTCATCGTTGACGTGGATATATACGGGCAGGTGCCTAACTCCGACAGCCCCGATTGCTCCGTGTCCCATGACGGCAAGACCTTCGCCATCATCGGGCGTGAGGTCAACTGGCGAGACTGGACGCAGACGCTGACCCTCCTCGAGATATAAGCGAAAAAGCGAAAACGGTCGAATAATAAAAAAGCAAATGCCAAAACTACAAGGAAAAGACCTCATCGTGTTCTACCGCACTGGCGAAGAGTACACCACGCTGGCGTACGCTACTCAGTGCGAGCTGGACATCACCGCTGAGACGGTCGAGGTGTCATCCCCCTACACAGGCAGGTGGCGCACGTACCGCAAGCGCAAGCTATCATGGCGCATGACAAACGCGAAGCTGATGTCACGCATGAGCGAGGGCGACCTCACGCAGGCCATCTCCAGCACCGACACCGTGCGCGTGGTCATCGGCTCGGTGGCGCACACCAACGAGGACAGGGAGGTGGCCGACTACATACCAAGCGGCGACATGGGCTACGTTGGCAACGCCCTCCTCGTACGAGGCACCATCACGGGCAACAACGGCGACATCTGCACGCTGTCGCTCGAATTGCAGGGAGACGGTGAGCTGAGGTCGGTGAGACAGCAGGCGAACCTCATCGAGAGCGGTGGCGGTAACGTGTACGACAGCGACGGCAATGCCGTGACGGTGCTGAGTTTCGAATATTAAAAAAATCAGAATATATGAGCAATTACAATTCAATTCACACGGGCGCGGAGCTCGACGAGGCCATCGGCAGAGTCATCGACGGCGGCTCCGTCAAGGTGCAAGTGGACGCAAACACCACGGACATCGCCGACCTCAAGGAGAGGATGACCACGGCGGATGGAGTGATGACCGACACCGCAGAACGTCTCAAGGATGCTGAAATTGCGAGTACGTATGTATATGACACCATCAATGATTTTAATCATGGCGAATTGACTGGAAAAGCAATCAGCACAGAAGGTGTCATCGGTAATGATTCGGGGAAAAACGTGTTCTTCGTTGAGGTCAAGAAAAACGACAAAGTCAAAGTCGTGACCACATCGGGAACTGCAACACCCCGTGCAATTGTCATGGCTTATTCTGCCGACAAACCAGTCGCAGGAGCAACAATGAGCAACGTGACTGCAAGCACATCATCGGGAAGAACTGCAACCGCAACTCTGACCGCTCCTGCTGACGGATGGATAGGGTGGTCATACTACATCAGTAACACAACCGCCACCTTTGAACTTTCTCGCCCCGTCACGACCGCTACAGAAGAGAACACATCTGCTATTGCCGAACTTGCCGACATCGTCTCCGATTTCGGAGTGGTCAACGATGATATCACGACTTTTGAGGGGTATGGACTCCTTGAGGGTGCAATTATCAACGTGGAGGATTCGGAGATTGTATCATCGCCATCTAATGTCATCCGCTATTTTAAGGTGTATACTGGTGATGTCATTACCGCCCACACGGATGGAATAGGCAATGCAACAACTGCAAGACCAATACGTGCAGGATTCTGTAATGACATCCCGACTATCGGAGCATCCGTCATTAATGCTACACTTGCCGAAAAGAATGATGTTGCGAAGACATCAGACATCACGATGACCGCTGAATCAGATTGCTATTTCGCTTTTTCGTACTACAATAACAATGTTGCTTATAGGGCATCAATCAAGACACCAGTTGACCGCAGTATAAATGCGATGAACGATAAGGTTGACAATGTCGTAAATCTACAAGACATTCTCTCATCTGTCAAGAGTGTTGGAAAGTATGAGTTTGATTATTACAACTCTCATGGGAAAAGGCAGATTGCGGCTTATGATTTCTACGTTGATGATGTCCTCGTTCTAAAAGGCAGTCTTTACACTAAATCAACGATTGCTAATGCTTCGTATGTCAATCTGTATAAGATACCGAATCCCGCAAAACTCGCTGACAACCACATAACCATCATTGCTAAATTCCGTCTCACCGCAGGGGTGACCTACGATGGAGCAGGAGTCGGATTCTACCGACTTGGAGACAATGGCGAACTCATCAATATTGACACGGCATATTTTCAGAATCAGCAAGCGAGGACAGAGGTCAAGTTTGAGCGGCTGACCATCCCCGATGGCACAGAGGTCATTGCCGTTTGCTCAAATCAGACTTATTATACCCAGTCTCTAATCGCAGTTGAGACGGAGTCAATGCATGGAAAGAAAATTCTCTGCATCGGTGACTCTTGGGCGAGGGATACGATGAGAGAGTTGTGGGGATGCGCATCGGATGCAGGGATTGATGACTTGATTGTCGGTCAGTCGTACCAAGGTGCTTGCGGTCTTTACTCGCAATACAAAGGGATGAGTGACCCGAATTATTATTATTACCATAACTCATGGTATCAGTACGTGCAAGGCAATTACCAATATTGGCGGTATCATGCGGCTGACTCCAACCGAACTCCTGCCGATGGCACGTATGCCAACGGCAAGGACGGAACACCCGAAACCGTGCACACATCAAGCGGAGATATTCAAGTCTACGGCAAGAATGACGGAGATTGGGTCGGTCTGTCGCTCGCACAGATTCTTTCGGCAGAGGACTGGGACATCATCCTTATCCGAATCAGTTACAAAGATTTGGTCATCCCTAACAAATTGTTAGTAAATGACGATACGCAGAATTTTGTCGACATCAACTCTTTCATTACGGCAATGGAGGCTCTTTTGACCGATGCATCAAGGGCGAAAGTCAAGTGGGGAATCACGAACACATGGACATATCCCGAAGGTTGCACAAGAGCGGTTGACGAAAACGAAATCCTTGGTATCATGTACGCACATGATTTGACAAGGGCAGAATACGATGCCCTGCCATCTGCAACGAAGATTGAGTATCGTGACGAACTCCGTGCGGACTACCAGTCGCAAAGAGAGTATTTCTCCAAGATTGCGATGCACATGGGAGCGAAATGCAGTTACATTGTCAATACCGCAAACGCTATCAATATTGCGAGAAATAGCAATCTGTTTGAGGATGTAGGTTACAAGATGGTGCGCACACAATCTGATACACACCTTGCGGATGGTCTCCCGAAATACCTTTGCGGAGTTGAGATTCTGTTTGAGGTGTTCGGTGTCCTGCCGTCAGATTTTAAGGGAGACTATCTCCCATCGTTGGCAGCGTCAAGCGGTGATGGCGACTCTTCACAGAGTTACACGCTGACGAAATCAAGATGCAGGGAGACGAGGAAGACCGCATGGCAGGGATTCGGAGAACTTTTGTAGGAGCGCAGAAATGAGAACGAACACGAAGGATTGGATACAATATGCGAGCGCAATTGCCATGATAGCGAGTGGCATTGTGCTTGCGTTCCTGTCGTTCTTCCTGACGGCAGATCACAATATCACGGACGGCGTACTTTGGTACGTTGCACAAGCACTCACTTTCGCAGGGGCTGTCTTCGGTATCTCGGTTTACATTAAGAGCAAGGTGGGCGAGGTGAAGTCGGAGATTATCGAAGAGGCACGGAGATGGATGCGAGGTCAGAGCGAAGAGAAACGTGAGCGCATGAGCGAGCGAGTGACTGACGAACAGATCGAGGAAGCGCGCCGAAGAGCGAGCGAGGCCTGGGAAAGGAGGGAACAGGAAGATGAAGCTTAGATTGGTACGCAGATACAAGCTGCCCACCTACACCATCGGGAGGCTCTACATCAATGGGGCGTACTTTTGCGACACCCTGGAAGATGCCGACAGAGGGCTGAGCGACACGATGAGCGTTGAAGAGATTGCGAGGCGGAAAGTGTATGGAGCAACAGCCATCCCATACGGCACCTACCCCATTGACATGAACACCATATCACCCAAGTACGCGAAACGAAACGCAGCCTACACAAGAGCGTTCGGGCACAAGATGCCGAGGCTCATTGGTGTGAAAGGCTACGAGGGTGTGCTCATCCATCCTGGCAACACCGCGTCCGACACCTACGGATGTATATTGGTCGGCAGGAACACCGTCAAGGGGAAGGTGCTTCAGAGTCAGGCGACGTGGAAGGTGCTCATGAACAAGCTGCTCACAGACAGAAACAACATCACGATTGAAATCATTGACCATTGACCATTGACCATTGACCATTGAACATTGAACATTATGGACGACGACTTGAAATATTGGATATTGGCAGGCGTTATTGCGTTCCTGTTCAGTTTCTTCCTCGGCATGACGAGCTGTGGAAGTCGATCGACCTACGTCATGCCCGACGGGACGATGATTGAACTTCCAGAGTCTCCGACCGACAGCGTGAAAGGAGGTGGGAAATGATGCTATTCATCGGTGTTCTGGGCGTGGCTCTGCTCTTCGCCCTGCTCTATACGGTGGTGCTGCTCTTCTCCCCACGCTGCCCTCATTGCAGAGGTAGGCTCAGGTACATGGGAGAGGATGAGAGCGGACGGGAAGTGTGGAGGTGCAGGAAGTGCGGAAGGAGCGTGCTGGTATGAGACGATTGGCATACATACTCCCTCTGCTGCTCCTTCTGAGCGGTTGCACTCGCACCATCTATCAAGATCGTGAGGTGGTGCGACACGACACAACCTACATATCAAAATTCGCACTTGATACCGTTATACAGCGTGACTCCATACTTGTGCTGGAAAGAGGTGACACTGTATATAAGACCATACAGAAATACGTCTATAAGGTCAAGGAACGGCGAGACACCTGCTATGTGCAGCGCACCGACACCGTTTTACAGACCGATACCAAGGAAGTCCAGAAGACCGTCAGAAAAAACGACTGGCTTGAGCTTGTAGGCGGTGCGGCCGTGGCATTCCTCATCGGCTTCTTCTTCGCTCCTTTTGTAAGGAAAAAAGAGTGACTTTTCTCATGTTTGTTGTTGAAAAAAAGCGTAATTAGTGAGTTAGTAGTTAATCAAATGTGTTTTTCATGAATTTTAGGACTTTTTTCAGCCTCCCAGTCCGTGAGGATAGGGAGGATAGCATAACGGCAGGCGTGCCGTGTTTTTTCCAACCATTCTAGTTGATGAATATGATTTTACATCTCGAATTGCATTTTTTCATTAAGTTTTTCAGGATTAAAAATGTGTTTTCACCCGTCCGTCCGTGAGGATAGACGGTTTTTCCAAGGAACTTCTTTTCATTTGTGAAACATATACTCATAGTAATTATTTTTTAGGTTAATGATTTTTGAGTGAAGGCCGCCCATCCGTGAGGACAGGCGGCTTTTTGCGTTTTCCCTGAAAGTACCTGGAAATACCTGAAAGTCCGTGAAAGTCCGAAATAGTTCGTGAAAGTAAAATATAATTACAGGAAATGTTAAAAATGCGTTTTTTCAGTGAAAAAGCAAAAATAATTGTATTTATGTTTGCTTATTAGCAAAATAATGATTAACTTTGCAATGTAAAACAAACAAAGATTATTAACCACCCCTAAAAGCAACAATTATGAAGACAAGCGACCAGATTTCATTTTTAGAGAAAGCCTACAGACTCGGCTGTAAACATGCTGCCAATGGCAACCTGCGCTTCTTCCAAACGCCACGCCTCCAAATGGCTTATGACCTCGGATTAGAAGGTGTGGGCGTTGATTTTTCAAAAATTGTGACAGGGTACCGGTTCGGTGGAGTTCCCGAGGGTTGCTCCTACAACTACGCCGACAACTGCAAAGAACTGGGCGTTTCCCTCGCCTGCCTCGACGGTGGCAAAGAGGTCGGTTCCTCGATGTGGTTCGCAGACCGTGAGAAGGTATGTGTCAATGGTCTGCTGATTGATGAGACAGGCAGCGACGGCGAGCCTCTGATTATTCCCCTTGACATGGACGAACAATATGATTTTTAACGACAACAATATGAAAGCGACACTTACTAACACAACCAACGGCGTGAGCGTATCAGTTCACGCCACCACCGACCACCCAGCCTCTTCCTACGGCAAGCCCGTCTGGGTGGACGACAACGGGCAGGCATACTGCCAGGTGGGCTTCGAGGCCCCGTTCTACACCCTTTCCGATGTAGAGGACACCGAGACCATCGCCGGCCGTATCAAGGCAGCCCGAGAGGATCAGGGCATGACGCTTCGCCAGCTCAGCGAGCAGACGGGCGTTAATATCTCCAACCTCAGCCGTATAGAGCGTGGTGAGGTCTCCCCCACACTGGAGACATTGCAGACCATCTGCAAGGCTCTGGGACTGACCCTGCGGATAGACTGACATACAACAACATCAAATGGGCGCACTCATTCGGGTGCGCCTTTTTCGTTCAGCAGGTCGATGACCCTCCTGTTCGCCTCATCCACCTTGCCAAGGCTCCACTCGACGTATATCTGCGTGACGCGGTTGCCGAAGGAGTGCCCGAGGGCAAGGCTTATCACGTCGAGCGGAACATCCAGGGAAGCCGCCAGTGTCGCCCATGTGTGCCGTGACCAGTACGACGAAAGCGACGGAAACAACGGATCTCCGCTCCATCCCACGCCGTTCTTGTACGTCTGCCCCATGCGCTTCAAGGCATCGTTCATGTGGTGCAGGTAGTCACGATGGTCATTATACCTATCGAGAGGGCAGAGCAGGTGCTTTTCCCCTTTATAGCGTTCGATGATGGCCTTCGCCTCCGGCTCAACCTTGACGGAATAGAGCGTTCCCGTCTTGCTCCTGCGGTAGTGGATGCGCCCGTCCCTGTAGTCGCCGTGCGAGAGCGTGAACAGGTCGGCGGCGTTGATGCCGATGAGGTAGAACATCAGCAGGAACATGTCGCGGTACTCAGCCATGTAGCCATCGAGCGGCAAGTCCCTGAGCGCGCGGAGCTGCTCGGCGGTGAGGTTGCGTTTCTCAGTCTGTTCCTGCCGTATCTTGTACTTCCTGAAAGGGTAGTTCACGGTCAGCCCCTCGTCGATGGCGAAATTGAACACCGCCCTGATGTTGCGGAGCTGTATGCTGATGTAGTTCACGGAGCACCCCTCGGATCGGAGGTGAGCCTCGAAGCGTTCAAGCCACTTGCGGTCAATCGTCTCCAGCGTCGCCTTCGGGTCGTATGCCTCCAGCTTGTTGGAGGTCGTGCGGTAGATGATGCGCGTCGTCCTCTTCTCCTTTTTCTCCAAAAACGTCATGATGCAGTCCACGAGGGTGTGTCCCTGCCTCCTTGTTTTCTTTTTCCCCGTCGCTATCTCGGAGAGGGCGGCGCGTGTTTCGTCGTCCGAGGCCGTGGGGTGCTGCATGCCCCACTCGTGCGCCTCTGTGTAGATGCGCATGAGCGTCCTGGACTTCACGGCATGCGACTGCTCCTGCCTCGGGAACTGGCATCCCTTCGGCGGATGGATGCACGAAATCTCGGTGCTGACAAGGAACTGGCCTGTTCCCGTCGTCACCCTCAGATATACCCACCTGTGCGGCGTGTCCTTTTTCTTTTTTGCGTAGATTGCAATCTTCATTTTTCGGGTCTCATTTTAGGTCTCAAAAAATATACCTTGTTATACCTCGTTACACCAATACCTCCGACCCTTTTTGTGTGTTTTCCGCTTTTGTTGAGGTCTCAGGATTTTTGCTAAACGCTTGATTTTCAACTTTGAGCGACAAACGGGGCTCGAACCCGCGACCTTCGGCTTGGGAAGCGGTCGAAGGTATGGTGCAAACGGTTGTTTGCTAATGTTTTTAGGTTTGACCAGACGTTTCGGGTCTCTCGTTGGGTCTCAATATGTCATAGTTTTATTTATTTGCGAGCAAATTTAAGAGCATCGCTATCTGCTCATCCTTCACGCGCAATTGGTTGCACAACTCAGACAAGACTGTTTCGTCCTGCTGCGTGATCTGCGTGTCCTTGTTGCCAGAATAGTTGACATTGATACTGGCCTGCGGTGTCTCGAGAACAGGTCCATCACCACGAAATATATAATTCATATTAACCTTAAACATCTCAGCAATTGTCACGAATTTTTCAGCGGGCAGCATCCGTTTCCCTGCGTACACCTGTGACATGCTCCCTATGTCGTACCCTATTTTTTTAGCGAAATCAGTCTTCGGTATGTCTAAGACATGCACAATTTCCGCTATTCTCCTGCCAATAATTTGGCAAATCTCATATTGTATATTGTTCTTATTTTCCATAAATCCACAAAAATAACGTTCTAAACTTCCTTTTTCAATTTTTCTCATGCAAATTATTTGGCAGATTTGCCAAATCTTTATAATTTTGCAAACGAACGAACGAACGAACGAATAATGCAAAAATAACATTTCGAATCGAAATAACCAAACATGGAAGAAAAAAAAGTGACAAGGGCAGAACTCAGGGACTTGGGTGTCGGCGACACCCTAACATACCATCTGACGGACTACGCACAGGTTGACAGCGGGAAGAACACCGCATACGCATACGCAAAGGTGCTGGGGTGCCGCTTCACATGTTCAACAGAAAAGACCGACAACGGCTACAATCTCACAATTAAGAAAGAAAAAGCATGATGACACCGCGCACACCCATGAGGGCTGAGGTCAAGCACCTGGAGAAGGTGTTCCTTTCCAACCACGAGGCGGCCGCGTACCTCGGGATCAGCACCGAGACGCTGAAAAAGTGGAGGGCGACGGGCGTCATCGGCTACTACAAGATTGACAAAAATATTTGGTACGATAAAACGGAAATCGACAAACTCATAAAAAACGCACGACAATGAGAAAAACAACATCACTTTTTTTGGGCATTGTGCTGCTGACCGTCAGCCTGTGCCTGTTCTCCACCGACAACATCATCGGCGCAATCATCGGAACGGCCACCCTATTCGCTGCCGTGCTGCTCATCCAGTGGAGCGACAGCATGGAGAACAACAAGGAAGGGAGGACGGAGAAATGAAGACTATCAGCATAGATGCACACTACCCAGACGGGAAAGGCAAGTACTCGGAGGACGCCTTCGAGATCATGAGCTGGGAAGTCTCCGACGAATTCACGGAGGAACGCATGCTGCGCTTCATTGAATTCAACCTGCCGTACATAGACTGGCAGCACGACGACCTCAACCAGTATGTCTGCTACACAGATCCGAAACGTCCTAACTGCTATCTACTTGCAACAATGCACTAAGAGAAAAACGCGGGGCGGCCACGTGTCGCCCACCATTTGTCAACATTAAAACAAAAGAGAAATGAAACTACCAGAAACGAAATTCGGCATCGGCGACACAGTGTGCGCCATCGACCACGATTTGAAGACGACAGAGGGGACAGTAGAGAGAATCAACGTCACGATCACCAGCGACGGGGATGCGACAATCGGCTACATGATTGCCAGCAACGGTCAGACCTCCTACCACTACGAGGACGAATGCTACAACAACCGGGAAGAAATCATCGACAAAATCAACGGGCAGGCATGAAAGAACTGATGAACATACAGGGGGAACTCCACGCGCCCAAGAACCAGAAAAACACCTTCGGCGGCTACAACTACCGCAGCGCGGAGGACATTCTGGAGGCGGTGAAGCCCCTGCTCAAGAAAGAGGGCTGCACCCTCGTCCTCTCCGACGAAATTAGGGCGTACGGAGCCGACACCATGACGGACAACGGCGTGGCTCCAGTATCCTCACGTTACTATGTCAAGGCCACCGCCACGCTCACCAACGCCAAGGGCGAGAGCGTGTCGGCCTCGGCCTATGCCAGGGAAGCGGATACCAAAAAGGGGATGGACCCCGCGCAGGTGACAGGTGCCACCAGTTCCTACGCTCGTAAGTATGCCCTCAATGGTCTATTTGCCATAGACGACAACAAGGACGCTGACGCTGAGCAGACCATCGGCACACTCATCGACCTCATCACCAACGTGACAAGCCGTGAGGAGTTCGAGAAAGCGTACTGGAGTATCGACAAGGACATGAGAGAGCACCCGCTCATCGACGGCGCGCTCAAGTTCATGGCAACCAAATACCCGAAGAAGGCATGACACAGCTGAACGAAACGAACGTGATGTTCGACCCCGAGCCGCACTGCTACTGGCTCGATGGGAAGAGGTTGCAGGGAGTGACAGGCGTGCTCGAACGCCGCCTGTTCCCCGGCAAGTATGACGACGTTCCCGAGGCCATCCTCGAGGCGGCGAAACAGAGAGGCACAGCCGTACACGCTGCCGTGCATGACTTCGACGTGCTCGGAATGGATGACGGGAGCGAGGAACTGACAGGCTACCGTGAGATCGTGCGTCAGAATGGTTGGAAGGCTATCGCCAACGAGTACAGCGTGACCGACTACAACGGCTACGCCTCACGTATAGACGTGGTTTTCGAGGACGACAGGGGGGAGATTATCCTGGCAGACATCAAGACCACCTACGAGCTTGACAAAGCGTATTTGCGCTGGCAGCTCTCCACCTACGCCTACATGTTCGAGCTGGTGAACCCTCACCTCCGTGTTTCGCGTCTGTGCGGCCTCTGGCTTCGCGACAGAGAACAGAAGCTCGAGTACGTGGACAGAATACCGTCCGTGGAGATTGCGCGCCTCCTGGAGTGCGACAGGGAGGGCGAGCCCTTCTTTCCTGCCACTGACGTGGTGAAGCGTACGGACGACACCGAGGTCCCCGCCCTCATCTCCACCACCGTCATCGACGAATACGTCAGGATGACCAACGAGGTGGCGAGGATGCAGGAACGGATAGACATCATCAAGGCGGCGGCACTCGAAGCGATGAAGGCCCACGGCGTCAAGTCGTGGAAGTGCGATAAGATTGGCATGACGTACGTCGCCCCGAAGGTGTCGAAGCGTCTCGACAGCAAACGGCTGAAGGAGGAGCACCCCGACATCTACGAGGAGTACACAACAGAGTCACAGCAGAAAGAATCCATTTTGATAAAGATTAAATCATGAACGAAATCAAGGTAACAGGAAAGATTGAACAAGTCCTCGACTACAAGTCGGGGGTGGGAGCCAACAGCGGGAAGGCATGGAGCAAGCAGGGCTACCTCCTCGCCTACAAGCGTGGCGAACATGAGTACGACGCGAAGCTCGCCTTCTACGTGTGGGGCGACGAGCGCATCAATGATTTCGCCCTGAAGGTGGGCGACGTGGTGACGCTGACGCTCGACATCTCCAGCCGTGAGTATGGCGGCAGATGGTACACCGACATCACGGCCTACCGCTGTGAGCATGTCGGAGTGGAGGAAGAACCGGCACCACAGCCAGCACCAGCACCGAAGCCACAGAGTGCCGTGCCGAACGGTGTGCCGTACACCGAGCCATACAGGAACGAAGAACAACAGAAAGAGGACGACCTACCATTTTGACATAGAAAATGAGAATTATCGGTATTGACCCAGGAAAGGCTGGAGGCATAGCCTTCATAGACGGCGAGAGCGTGACCGCCGTACCCATGCCAGACACGCCCATGGACATCTACGACTACCTCCTCAGCCTCGGAAAGGTTGACCTCGCCGTCATCGAGAAGGTGGGAGCCATGCCTGGAGACGGAGGAGCCGCCATGTTCCAGTTCGGCAAGGGTGTCGGACATCTAGAAATGGCCCTGCTCGCAGGTGGCATCAGGTACGAGGAAGTGACACCGGCGAAGTGGATGGGCGACTTCAACATGCGAAGGAAGGGCGGCGAGTCACGCCCGCAATGGAAGAACAGGCTCAAGGCACTCGCCCAGCGTCTGTTCCCGAACGTGAACGTCACGCTCAAGACGGCGGACGCTCTGCTGATAGCTGAGTGGGGGAGGCGGTACACATGACTGACGAGCAACTGTTCCGACTGCAATGCGCGGCAGACGTGCAAAAGAAGTTAGAGTGCTTCACCATGGAGGAGAACCTCCGAATGGCATACGAGCCGGTACTCATCGAGGCGGTGGCGTGGATATACGCTCAGAGGGTGGCGACGTACTGCTCGGAGAACAGGATCGAGAAGTACAAAAGGGCGACAAGGCACCTTCGTGAGCTCTGGAAGCTCTACAAGGACAGCCAGCAGCGCGACCTCACATGGCACATCATGCAGAAGATCCAGGACGGAGCGAGGGAGTGGACGGAGCTCTGCGTGCGCGACCTCTCCGTGATCTGGTTCAGCGTCAACAACGCGATGAAAAAAGACCACTACCAGCTCGGGCATCTCGACATGAGGACGGACGCGTACATGTGTCTGCTCATCATCAGGCTCTATCACCGTGAGGACGATGCCATCGCAGAGAAGATAGCGCGGCGGCTGAAGCAGCCTAAGAAGAACATGCCGAACCCGTGCATCCAATCGCTGGTGCTACTCATGCGGATGTACCTCGAGAACATCACGCCCGACTACGACAGACACGAGGAAAACGCCCTCGGAATCCTCAGGAACGATTTGCAATACATCAACTACGACGTGACATGAACTGGACGGAGAAGTCATACGAGATAGCCGATGAGGTGATGAAGAGGCACAAGGGCAAGGAACTGCGTGAAATGCTCGCCAAGGCCGCCTTCATGGGCATGGAGTTCGAGTGTGACCAGTGCCTCCACCTGAATGAAGAAACACACGGGCATAGCTCGTGCTCGAAGTCGCAATGACGACGGGGAAAGACCTGTGACAGCTGGAAAGACAGCATTTTTAACGCTAAGATTATGAAAGAAGAAACGAGAAAATGCAAGGTGTGCGGACGTGACCTGCCGGAGAGTGAGTTTCGCAACGGGAAAACGACAAGGAGGACATGCCGTAGCTGCTACAGCAAGATCAAGAGCGAGAAGTACTACGAACAGAAAAACGCAGCGGGCATGCAGGACGCACTTGTCAGGATGATAGAGGCTACCCCCGTGACAGAGCCAGAACCGGATCCTGCGCTGAAAGAACCCGACATCATCGAGGCCAACCGCAACAAGGCTCAGCGGTATCTGAGGGAAGCGAAAGGAGCGTTCCTCGACGCTCTGGACGTGCTGGGCAGGGACAACAACACGGATGCTTTCCTGCGCCACATCAGCGAGCGCAACGCCGCATTGTGGCGGTGGAAGCGCACGAAGGGATCGATACAGACAACAACAGAGGATTGGTAATGTAATAAAATGAATTAACACAGAAAGAAAAAAATGAAAGTAACAATCAATATTGACAATAAGTTTGTCGATAGCCTTGCTGCGATTTTCAAGTTGAAAGTAAAAGGCACAGAAGAAGATTTTAAGAGATTCGATAACGTGGTGAAAAAAGTCAAGGAAGAACCACTGGAACACACCGCAGATGAAGACCTTGCAATTGCGGTTGCAGCATGTGTACTCTCCGAAGAGTTACGAAAGAAGGACGAACAGATAAATAATAAAGACCAATGAGAGAAATTAGATTCAGAGGAAAGACGCACACCACCGCAGAATGGGTGTATGGTTCAGTGGTGACATACAATGACGGAGCAGTCGCTATGTGCTCCAGTGTGGATGGCAGGTACGAGTGGCGTTATGTGGAGCCAGAGACCGTGGGTCAGTTTACTGGCATGTGCGATGACAACGGGAAGGAAATCTACGAGGGCGACATCTTGCACGTCAAGGACATATACGACAACGAGTTTGAAGGTGTCGTGTGCTTTGACAACCAATACCACCACGCATTCGGAATCCTTGACAAGGAAAGGTTTTGGAACTCATTCAACGAGATGAATAGCCTACTGAAAATTGCAAACATACACGACAACCCAGATTTTTTCATAAAGGAGAAATGATTATGAATAATAACGCACCAATCTGCATGACAGAGGAATACTGGGCGAATAGCCAACTCAGCATTGCACGATACTACGGACGTATCTCGTTCAACGGCTTTGTCTATCGGTTTCTCGACAAGAAAGGACGTGACTTGTTTGAGTGCAGTGCCATCGCCGACAAGGATGGCAGGACGAAAGCGATAGAGCCAGGTGAGCCTGCCGACCTTGTGCGTCAAGATTTCCGCATGGTCTATCGAGCACTTGGTCGAGATAAGTTCTTGGAACTCCTGCAACTCAATAGACTGCACTCCGATGGCGAGATACTAAAGGCAATGAAAGCGGAGGTTAAGAACATGAAAAAGAAATGAGGACATGAGACTGCTATCTGTTCCCGACGTGCCGAACTACCAAGTTGACGTGGAGAATGCCGTGGTTTACAAGATGAAGTACGGAGTGCTGAGAGAGGTCAACGCACGAACCAAGTACAAGTCATTCACGATCCAGGTGAACGGCCAGACAATCGGCACCACCGTCTATCGCATGATGTACTGCGCCATCAACGGCATACCCCTGCTGAGAATCCCGACCGACATCTGCATCAGCATGGAAGACGGTCAGCTGGTCGTCCTCGACCGCTCAGAGGTGATAAGGAAAACCAACGAAGCGAGGAAACGGCATGAGGAGAAACTTGATCAGATAAAAGCCAACATGGAATTGATTGAGCGTTACTACAAGGGCGACACCGAGCCGATACTCGACTATCTCGCAAAGGTTGAGAAGTCTATCATCTGGTACTTCATCGACATCCGCGGACTCTGCCGTGAACGTGCTGAAATCATTGTCGGGAACGCGGTCAACAAGTACCTCGACAAACTCAAAGAGGGCGTTTCGTCATTCGCCGTCTACAACACCGTGAAACGGTACGCCCTCGGTGAAAACAACAGAATAGCGAGGGAGGCCGAACTGACAGACCTCATAAGAAAAAGAGCCACAATCAGTGCTTGCTGACGGGATAGATACCCGCTCGCCTGCGTGACTTGAAACTACCACTGACGACGGGGAAAGACCCGCACCCCATAGCCCCTCCATCAATGTTTAGGGCTGTAGGATGGCAAAGCGGAAAGACGCTTGACGGTGGGACAGACCACTTTCTTTGACATCAACAAGTCCGCCCGACCGCCACCCAGAAGCGTCTGGGAGGTCTCCACAGCGAATAAAATGGGAGGTTGCTCATCTTCATAACTGTTCTAAAACATTCCATTGGTCGGGCGGACTTGATTTTATAACACCAAAACAAAACGACATGGACAGAATGTACATTTCAGCCCCGATAACGGGCATGGAGGACACGGCTGAGGAAAGGTTCAACACAGCCGCAAAGTTAGCGAAAGAAGAGGGGTTCATCCCCGTCAATCCCTATCAGGAAAACCGAAGCTTCTGCCATTGGGGCGACGCCATGGTGGCGGATCTCAGACTGCTCCGCAAGTGTGACTGCATACTCTTGTGCGATGGTTGGCAACAGTCCCGTGGGTGCAGGATAGAGCAGCAGTTCGCACAGGGGGCGGGCATCACCGTGCTTTTCGAGGAAACACTTAAAAGCGAAGAACGCGACAAGGTGATACAGGAGGACTGACATGGAAGGGAAAAGGAAAAAGCGAAAGCCCAGATGCAAGCCGAGGGTATGCGCCATCTGCGGGCGCGTCTTCACGCCCAGCACCAACAGCGGCAAGTACTGCTCGGACGAGTGCAGGAGGGAGGGTGTCAGGAAGTACCTGCGTGACCGATATGCAAGGACCAGGAAAGTCCCCGACGGAGTGAGAAGGGGAGCGGACGGGCGTCTCTACGAGCACAAAGGGACGACCCCCAACATCTACTGGACGGGGCAGATGCTCAGCGACCTAAAGCGTTGGTACCCCACCACAAGGAACGCCGAGCTTGCTGAATGCCTCGGAGTGAGCCATAGGACGCTCATCCGCAAGGCGAGGGAGCTGGGGCTGGAGAAAGACCCCGAATGGCTGAAAGGCGTCTGGAGGTTCAACGGCAAGGTGTTGGGCGCGACAAGAAAACGCAACGGCGGATGCTTCCAGAAGGGACACAAGCCGAAAAACCCCTTTCCCAAGGGCCACCAGATGACACCCGAGCAGAAGGAGAAGCAGAAGGCCTCCCTCCGCCGATGGGCGATGGCCAACCCCACGGCGCTGCGAGAACGTGGACGCAAGTCGTGGGAAACACGCCGCAGGAGAGCGCAGGAGGCCGTATGAGGCACGAAAGACAAGTGACCGGGCAACAGACCGCAAGAGAAAAGATAAAACGTTACACGAAAGGAAATGAAAGAGACAGACATCATACAGCAGGCGTACCGTGAGCTCGACAAGGCGTCGCACACGGTCGCGTCCGCTTTCGGGCAGCCCTCTGGCAGGGAGCTGGTTTGGCTCACCCAGGCAAAGGACATCATCGCCCCTCTTCTGGAGAGAGCCTACGGGCAGGGCATGGAGGATGGGAAGGGCGACGAGTGGGAGAGAGGCTACACGGCTGGTGTGCAGAGAGCGACGGGAATGGTGCTTTCAGCAGTCAACAACGCAGTGATAGAGTGCATGAAGGAGGACGGGCGATGATAGAGCTGGAGAAGGACAGAAAGTCGGGCTGCTACATCATCACCACGACCGACAGCGAGGGCTACCACAGGCAGCTGAGCGTGAGAGAGGAAGATATGGTCAAACTAAAACAACTGATAGAACATGAGCAAGATACACAAGGATTTTGAGAACACGGCGGAGCTGTACCGCATCGAGCTTTGCAAGATGTGGGAAATCCGCTATAGCGATACGTATTGGATAGCCGATGAGGTGGGCGGTGTGCTGGATGTGCAGTGCGGCTGCCTCTGCCTCGGCTACGATGATGTGCGCTACATCGTTGACAACCGCATCAGCATGGAGGAAACCGAAAAGTGGCAGGAGTACAACAGCGAGGTCGAGTACATCAAGCTTCGCCTAAGCCACATCAACCTCAAGTCGTGGGTGACTGGTTGCCCGAGGGTCAACATCGGAGAGTGGGACGCTGAGCTAACACGCATGATGATGGGAAAAGGAAAAGGCTACAAGATACCGATAGAGGATGAGTGATATGACACATGACAGCATCATCCAGTTGGTCGGGCGAATTGCTGACCTTAATCGGTTCTTCCGACTGCAACAAGACCGCAAGGGAATTACGCAGATACACGTTACACGAAAGGAAATGAGCATGAAGAATCAATAGAAACCATCAATAACTAAAATTATATATATATGGTTTACGGTTACATTAGAGTAAGTAGTGACAAGCAGACGGTTGAGAATCAACGCTTTGAGATTAACAAGTTCTGTGAGAAGCAGAACATAGTGATTAACGACTGGATAGAAGAAACTATCAGTGGGACAAGGAATTATACAAAGAGACAACTTGG